CAACAAAGTGGACAATATTATTACAATGTATATGACTTATCACCGGCAACTACCGATGAAGAAGAAGTTCAATTTGCAATAGCTTATGGACACGTTGATGGTAGTGGTTCTGCGGCTTTATCAGTTGATGATAATTCATTATTGGCAACAAAAGCAACATACGCACAATATAAATCAATGTTGTTAGACCCAATTGATTCTAAATTTAATTTTGATAATTCAACTAATATTGCAACTGATGCAAATGCTTGTTATTTTATAAACTTAGCTAGAAATAGATTTAGAGAAAGTATGGATGCGGGTAACTGGTCATTAAAACTTTCTGGTTCTAATGGATTGTTTACATTCATTGATAATAGTGGTAAGAAATTTGGAGATACTTATGGATTAGCTGGTAATGTATTCAAAGTTGTTTCGGGTTCATTGGAATTAGGAACTCAGAGTGAAGCAACGGTTAAACATTCAGCGGATATAGCTACTGACTTAAAAGCAGGACATACAGCAACAGGTGAAGGATTCGGAGAATTCTATCCTGAAAGAGGTATTATAGTTCTTAACGCTAAAGCAATAGGTAATGTGGTTGGTAATGTTGGTGGAGATGCTGGTTCTGTAAATACAGGTAGTTTACAAGGTGGTATAGCAACAACACACGAAGCATATAATCAAAAATTATTGTTTTTCGCAATTAAGAAAGGTGGGGATTTTGAAGCACGTAGAACTGAAAATATTTCTACACAACATTTCTTTGTAAGAGCAACGAATAGAGAATTTAACTATTCTAATAACCCTACATATGTAGATTCTGACGGATTCTTTACCGAACCAACATTTGAAACTGACCCTCAGACATTTGTTACAACCGTAGGTCTTTATAATGATTCAAACGAACTTATTGCTGTGGCAAAAACTTCTCAACCAATTGTTAAATCATTTGATAAAGAAGTTTTAATTAAAGTTAAACTTTCATTCTAATCAATAATTATTTTAGATAAAATGATAAACCCCCCTAATCAAAGGGGGTTTTTCATTTATAGAATATTTATATAAAAGAAAATAATAGATGTTAAAACAAATTCCAAAATCCGATATTATAGTAAGACCTCTCAAAGTTTATAAAGAATGGAGATTGGATGAAAATGATATTTTACCTATTTTTGCTAAAAGCGGGAGTATTGGAGACTATGATGCAGAAATTGAAGAAAAATCATATGGGTATTCTAAAATAAGTTTATTTCGTTCAATAAAAGCTCAATTTTATTTAAATCCAGAAACATCATCTATGTTGACTGAGGTTGGAAAAAGAAGGTCATACACTTCAAAAAACGAAAGAGTTTTGGAAGAACAAATGGCAGTTTTTTCAATTCCACAATCTTATTATGGAGAAGGTATAAAACCAGGTACGGTTTCGTTTACCAACGATGCAACTTCAAAAACGTTTACGGATGATAGTTATTCAAATTTAATTGATTCCGGTAGTAATGTAGCTGGTAATATTTTTTACGATAGGGGATTAGTTGTTCTAACTAGAGATATAACAAGCGGCTCTAACGTTGGAAATTTAACTCAATTTACTTTAGATTTTCGTTCTACAAAAACAATATATGAAAATGAAATATTCATACCAGTATTAGAGGGAGAATTTAATTTTTCACAAAACCCATCAGCGGTATATGAAGATGGTGGTAGAAAAATTAATATAACCACAAGTAGAGCCGAATCACTACGAAAAAAACCAAATGATTTAGTTACTACATCTTTTTATGATGCTGGGATTAAAAATGTAAGAAATTCAAAATATCCATTTGTTTCTAAATTAAATAGCGGAAAATTTGGTAGTTTTGACGATTTTGAATATAGTGGTTCAATAGACCCAACCGGTTCTTATTTAGCTCCATATATTACAACAATTGGATTGTATGATGACTCATTAACATTGGTAGCGGTTGCAAAATTACCACAACCAATTAAATCAGAACCAAACTATCCAATAAACTTTATCATACGTTTCGATACATAACGTTATATTTATACTAAATAAACACATATAAAAATGGCAAGCATTGTTGATATATACACAAAATCAACTCCTAAAACAGGAGTAGCTAATATTAAAGGTGGAGATAAAACTCCAATAAGTGCCGATGGTGGGACAAACCTATCAACGGATGAAACCAAACTTAGCAAAGCTAGAAAAGGTGCAGTGAATACTACAAAAAAGTATTCAGAACTTTTCAAAAAATAATCAATGAGTTGGATATTTAATGGAAATATTGTTACGGAGGAAAACACACCGGAAGGTGCAGTTGGGTTTGTCTATAAAATGATACACATACCAACTGGTAGATTTTATATAGGGAAGAAATCCCTAAATCAGGTTCGAAGATTGAAGCCCCTTAAGGGCAAGACTAGAAAAAGAGTTGTTAGAAGTGCTTCCGATTGGGAGAAATACTATTCATCAAACGAATGGATTAAATCCGAAGTAAAAGAAGGTAGAGCTGGTGATTTTGAAAGAGAAATTATCCAGTTTTGCTTTTCAAAGAAATCCTTATCATATTACGAAATTAAATGGCAGTTTCATTACGATGTACTGGCCAACGAACAATCAATAAACGAAAACCTTATGGGAAAATTCTTCCGTAGGGATATTATAAACCCATAGTTATGACAATACCTGAAATCGCAAAAAAGTACGGAATCTCCGAAGCTTACTTAAATGCAAAAGATGATGCACTTCAAATAGCAGCTGCATCTTTAATAGACCTTAAAGGAATGGTAAACAACAATGTACCAAGAGAACAAATTGCTAACAAATTACAATTCTTAGCAGACTTCCTTTATGATGTAAAGAATTCCAACCATTAATTAGGTTATATCGGATAATTTTCGTATATTTGAGATAATAATATCCAAACTATGCTATCTGGTAGGAATAAATTACAAATAATTACAATATTAGATTCTACACTCGGAGTGGGTTCATCCTTAAAGGGAAACGAACAGGCACATCATTGTCCATTTTGTAATCACCATAAAAAGAAACTTCAAGTAAATTTAGATACACAAAGATGGCACTGCTGGGTGTGTGATTCTAAGGGTAGGAGTATATATTCTCTACTTCGCAAACTCAATGTGGATGTTAGGGACCTGAATAAGGTTAAAGATGTATATGGGGATGAACCTGAATATGATTCTAAGGAAGAATATGTAGTTAAGTTACAATTACCAAAAGAATTCAAACAATTGTACTTTTGTCCAAAAAGTGTTAATCCCGCCTACAATCAAGCCCTTCATTATTTAAATAAAAGAGATATCACAAAAGCTGATATCGTAAAGTATAACATCGGATATTGTGAGGACGGATTATATGGTGGTAGGGTTATTATACCTTCTTACGATGATAGTGGTGACCTTAATTACTTTGTAGCTCGTTCTTTCTACGAAGATGAGCCGTACAAATATAAGAATCCGCCAATTAGTAGAGATGTAATTGTGTTTGAGAATCAAATCAATTGGAACGAGCCAATTACTTTAGTGGAAGGTGTATTCGATTCGTTTTCAGTAAAGAGAAATGTAATCCCATTATTGGGTAAGTTTTTACTTAGCAAGTTAAAAAATAAAATTATGGAAAAGGGTGTTAAGGATGTAACAATTATGTTAGATTCTGATGCCGTTGATGATTCCACCAAACATACCGAATGGTTTATGAAAAATGGAATTAAAGTAAGGAACATTATACCAACTGATAAAGATGCTGGTGAAATGGGATTTGAAAAAGTAAATGAACTATTGAAAGGTGCTAAAGAAACCGGATGGGATGACTTAGTTCTATCCAAACTAAATAATATATGAGGTTAAAGAGAATTTACCATATTGCGGATATACACATTCGTAATATAAAAAGACATAAAGAGTTTAGACAAGTATTCTACTCTATGTTTGAGGAAATCCAAAAAAGAGGAACGGAGGATTCTATTATCTACTTAGCTGGAGATATAGCTCACGCTAAATTAGAAATGAGTCCTGAATTGGTAAGCGAGATTAGTTGGCTGTTTACCGAATGTAACAAATTATGTCCTACTATTGTAATCGCTGGTAATCACGATTGTAATATGAACAATTCGGACAGATTGGATGTACTTACTCCAATCGTTGATGCATTGAAGTTACCAAACTTAACTTATTTAAAAGATACGCAAGTTTACGGAATTGGTAATGTTGATTTTGCAGTATTCAGTATATTTGATAACAAAGATAATTGGCCCAAAGCTGAAACTCTATTTGGAAACAAAAAGATTGCACTATTTCACGGACCTGTTGATAACTCTACAACCGATGTAGGGTATGTGGTTAGTAGTAGACACTTTACAACTGATATATTTGATGGATATGATTTAGCCCTTTTAGGAGATATCCATAAAAGACAAGAGATGGTATCACCAAGCGGATGTAAGGTTGTGTACGCTGGTTCTTTGGTACAACAAAACTTTGGTGAGACATTAGATAAGCACGGATTCTTAGTTTGGGATTTAGATACAATGACCTATGAAGAAGTTGATATCCAAAATGATTATGGATATTATACTATGGATATCGTAAATGGTGTAGTACCAGATGTAATTAATTTACCAAAGTTTCCAAGACTTAGAGTAAGATTTGCTGAGACCGATGCCGCAGATACAAAGCGGGCAATAACTGAAATCAAAATAAAGTATGGAGTTGAAGATTTTACAATCATAAAAACCGATAGTTTAGCAAAGAAAAAAACTGGTGATAGAGACAACCAAATAGAACTTGAAGATATTACGAATGTAAATTATCAAAACTCTTTAATAACCGATTATATACAAAGGATGATGCCATTTGTAACGCCGGAAGATATATTAGGAATCCAATCATTGAATAAAGAAATTAATAGTAAGATAATAATAGATGACTTAACCCGAAATGTACAATGGAAGCCGTTAAGGTTTGAATTCTCTAATATGTTTTCCTATGGTGAAGATAATATAATTAATTTTGATAAGGTTAGCGGACTAATGGGATTATTTGCACCAAATGCTAGCGGAAAATCATCTCTATTTGATGCGATATCATTTTGTTTGTTTGACAGATGTAGCAGGACATTCAAAGCAAGTAATATACTAAATAATCGTAAATCAGACTTCCATTGCCAATTGGACTTTAATGTAGAGGGAATCCCTTACTATATAAGGAGAGAAGCAAGGATGGTTAATAATGGAAGGAACGTTAAAGTAGATGTTCAATTCTGGAGGGTAAAAGACGGTATATCAGAATCCCTTAATGGGACTGAAAGGAGAGATACTAACTCCGTCATTGAACAATACGTTGGTAGGTATGAAGACTTTGTACTTACTGCACTATCCCTTCAGGGAAACAATACCTTATTCATTGATAAATCACAATCCGAAAGGAAAGACCTGATGGCCCAATTTATGGGATTGGATATATTCGATAAATTGTACGAGGCTGCTAATGAAGACATTAAGGAAGTGAGTGCACTTATCAGAAATTTCAAACGTACTGATTTTACAACCGAATTAGCGACAAAAGAAACCGACCTAAAGGAATCAAAAAAAATTGTAAACGAGTTAGAGATAACCCTTAAAGATTTGAATAAAAAAAAGGACGGAATCCAAAATAAAATATCTGACCTAAAGGAATCACTAACCCCAATTGATAGTCGATTAGAACTATCCACGTTAGAGGCAGCGAAGGGCAGCATTGAGAGCAAATTGGTAACTAACAGAAAGGATAGGGAAGATAAAGAAAGTAGGATAAACGAATACAAAACACTTTTAAATGAAGTATCACAATCCATAAATCAACATTCGGAAATAAATGGATTATCAATAGATGATGCCAAAAAAGAGTGGGATTTAGCAAAGGGTAAAATTGCAGATGTACAACAACAAATAGATAGATTAGAATCACAATACGAATCTAATTTAGATAAGTTAAAACATTTAGAACAACATGAATATGACCCTAATTGTCAGTATTGTATGGATAATGTATTCGTTAAGGATGCAATCGCTACCAAAGAAGTTGTTAAAACACAAGAATCTCAATTAGAAACTCTTAACATCGGTCACCATGCTTTAATCAAAGCAACTGAACCTTTTTCTGATGTTGAAGATGTATGGGGTAGTTTAGTAGAACTTCGTAACAAATATCAAAAAGGTGAAATCATTATACAAAAAACACAAGCGGAGTGGGATGGTTTAGGCACTCAATATGAACTCCTAATAACACAACTTTCCGGAATAAAAGCGGATATCAATAGGTACAATGCAATATCAGAAACCATATTACAAAATAAAGAAATAAATGAACGCATTAAAACTTTAGAAATTCAAAAAAAGGAATTTGATAAAGATATTTCAGATACAAATAAAAAGATTTTACAAAAAACTGGTGAAATTGGTTCTATTGATTCATTTATTAATACCACTCAAGCAAAGATAAGTGAGGTAAAAGATTTAGAAAATAAAAATACACTTTACACTTATTATTTAGATGCGGTAAAAAAAGATGGAGTACCTTATGAACTTATTTCCAAAGCAATGCCTGTAATTGAAAACGAAGTAAACAACATATTAGCACAGGTTGTAGATTTCTCACTTTCAATGGATACTGACGGTAAAAATATTAATGCAAAACTTGTCTATGAAGACCAAGAGTGGACATTAGAAATGGGTAGTGGTATGGAAAAATTTATTAGTGGATTGGCAATCAGAGTTGCACTTATAAACATATGTGGATTACCTCGTCCAAACTTCTTAGTAATAGATGAAGGATTTGGTACATTGGATGCAGATAACCTATCTTCATTGTTTATGATGATGCAGTATCTTAAAACTCAATTCGATTTCATTTGGGTTATTTCTCACTTAGAACAAATGAGAGATATCGTAGATGGGTTGATAGAAATAAAAAAAGAAAACGGATTTTCTAAGATTAAATTTTAGATGCAACCGGTAATATATTTTTAGGTGTAGTCTTATTTA